TGATGTATTAAATCCACTAGCAACTACTCTTGAAGGTATTGTTAATTGATTTGATAGCACATTATACTGTGATCCACCTCCAACTAAATAAGTTACTGTTAATGATGTATTATATGGAGCTAATCCGTATGTTGTGGTAGTTACAAAATTTGTAGGGTCAAAAGCTGTGTTTATTGTTCCAGATCCAGTAGTTAACCCTAAATTTGTTGTAGATGGATTAGGTATTATTGCTGAATCTGCGACAGAATTTATTCCTGATCCAAATTCTAACACCATTGATTCATTAGATTTAAATCTAGTTGTGAATCTTCTATCTATTTTTACTTTTTCTAAAATATAAGGAACTTGATTAGCTTGTTGATATAGAGATGGATAATTTGCTACAGTATTTTTTACTGGATTGTCTATATAATCTTGAGCTAAGTAAGGAACTTCATACCAAATATTTCCAGAAGAATCTACTACATTAATGATAGATATTATATTAGCATCATTTATAGTAATTGATTGAAATCTTTTTGCAGCTCCAAATGAAAATGTTTGTGTTTTTGTTTGTCCTGATACGGCTTGAACTGTTTTTTTAAGTAAATAAGATCCTGCAGACGTACCAGATAAATTATATACACTAACATCAGTTGGATCTAATGATGATGATGTTGTAAAATCAACTTTTGTTGGAACATAAAAATTTATATTTCCATTTACGTTTGATTGAACATTCATTCCAGGCGCAATAATTAATGCATAATCAAAATCAGGAATACTTTTACCGCCAGAAGTTTTTGCTGGAATAGTTTGATAAACATCTAAATTTACCAAAGCTGCTGAAGTTATTTTAGGTCTATACCCTAGCATGTATGCTATAGTAAATAGATTATTTTTTTGTTTTGCGTATTGTAAAAATGTCTCTTGTAATTGATTATCTAAATAAAAAGATAACACATCTCCTACATAAGAAGCCATCTCAATGAACATTGATCCAGGAGAAGCTTGAGAAAAATCATTATAAGACGTAGGAAAATATGCTTTAGCATACTCTATTAAGTCTGATTTAAAAGATGTAAAATCTTTATTAAGATATTTGATATCAGGTGTATTTGACATTTTATATATTTTGAATCTTTATGATCACATTATCATTTTCGTTTGTGTTTAGTATTATGTAACTTAAACTTATGTTAATTGAGTGACGATCACTATCACTACTAATTGTAAGATCTTTTACTTTTAATGTATTAAAGTTAATTTCTACTTGAGATCTTATGTAAGATTCTAAACTATCTAAAGTTTGAGTTTCTATTTGTTCAAATAAGTACGTTCTTAAACTAGCTCCAAAATTAAAATTGAAAGGTCTTTCTCCTCTATCAGTAAGTAAAAAATTAATTACATTATACTTATACTGTTCTTTAGTAGTATAAACACTAGTAAATGCACTTTTAGCTGAAAAAGGCAATTTTACTCCCAATGCGGTAGATTGAAGCAAATCTAATGGAGATATTTGTTTTACGTTGTATGCCACTATAGTACTCCTTTTCTTTTCATTGATTCCATTAACTCAGTAAAATCTGGTACAGTGTCTATCTCAACTAATTCATGAGCTGAACTTGGTTTAGCACTAGACAACATATCATTTACAGTGCCAGTTTCAAATTCTTCTGGTTGATAAAATGTAGATTCTCCACTATTATTAATAGAATTAACATCTCTAGGTGTCATTGATGTAATAGTCTCATTTAGCATGCTTGCAAATGGATTAGAACTACTAAACTTAATATTTTCTAATACATTATTTCTTTTCGTATTTAGTGTTAATGGTGGAGCTTTAGACTTAACTGAATTCTCTAGTGAGGATTTATAACTAATTGGTTTACTCTCTAAAGATTCTTTTATTATCTTAGGTAATTGGTTTCTTAGAGCAGCCTCTACCTCTTCTCTAATTAATCTTCTTAATAAATCTATCTTTGCCATATATTATAAATATTATTTTTAACCGTTTTTAAGAATTTTTAACTCTGATTCAATTAATTTTAATCTTTTTACTGACGCAGCAACTGTAATTGGATTTCTATCAATAACTAGACTAGCAACAATCTTTTTCTTTTCTTCTTCTAATTCCTCTATTTTTAATTTAGTCGTGCTATTTTCAGTTTGTTTTATTATATTTCCAGAGTATTTTTGATCAGGATCAGATTTCTTTAATTCAGTTGTTAATTGTTGATTGTTTTTTATTGTTGCAGCTCTAACGCGCTTTCTTAAAGCTTTACCTCCAGGAAGTTTATTAATGAATGAATTTAATCCTATTCCATTATCATCATTTTCATTATTTGGAGCATCTAATTGATTATCTATATTAGTTTCAATATCCCAATTTATATCATCATCATAAAGATAAGAAGAAGATTCATTGATTATCTCTTGCTCTTTTATAGAATAATTACTTGGCGCTGATTTAATAAGTCCTTTTGAAGCTAATAATTGTTTTACCTCAGAAATAATAATACTATCATCTGATGCATAAGTAGGTGTAGAAGACAATATTTCTAGTCCAGTATTATTTATAGCAATTCCATATCTTCTGTTTAAGTCAAAAGTTTTCTCAGTTACTTCTTCAGTAATTATTCTAATCGTGTATTCTCCAGCGGTATTTCTTTTGGAAGTATTGTTAGAATTATTTTTATTAGCTATAAATTTATTTATATCATCTAGATTTTTTTGCATTTGATCTATTTTATTACTTAGATCAGAAACAATATCTTTATCTGCTCCTCCACAACTTTGTAAGTTTGCTAATAATATTCTTAATTTTCCTATAATAACTTCTAATTCTAAAGCTAAAGAATTGCAAAAATTATAAACTAATGATAATAGTATATTTAATTGAGAAAGTCTATCTGAAAATTTTTCTATTCCACTTTTGACAATCACATTCTCCATAACATCACCAATAGTTGCAGTAACCCCTGTCGTAGTAAACGTGTTTGGAATAGGACTAGTACGTAAATATATTTTTATAATTTTAAATGCTCTTATAACTTGAATACCTATTCTAACAATTAATTGAGCGCTAGAAATTACACTTAATACTCTTTTTAAAATTAAATTTATTTTAACACACGTTTGAGATATATTCTTAATTAAAGGAATAGCTCTAGAAGGATCAATTATTTTTTGTATTTTTTGAATTTCGTCTTGAACTTTTTTATCAACATTAGCAGGTAAATAATTTAGTAAATCTGCTGGCGAAGACAATCCTTGAATTGTAACTGAATAGAATCTTATTTTATTTACTATTTTTAATAGCTTTTGATATTCACTTATTGGAATTTGTCTAGCGTCTGAATATCTATTTAAATAAGATAATTTATCTTCTAATCCACCAATAATTTTTTTTATTCCTGGAAATTGTTCTATAATTGTTTGAGGAGTAATTCCAGTCTCAGCAATTAAAACGTTTATTTCTGGTCCTAATAATGCTTTTAAATCTACAAATTTACTTTTAATTTTTTGAACTAAATCAAATAATCCTTTCTTTTTTGTATCACTAGTGTTTTTAGTTGTGCTATCAAATGTATCTATTGCAATTTGAATATCATAAGCTAATTTTTGTAACTTATATGTATTTTTTTTAAGCGCAGATGCTGAATCTGGTGGAGGTTTAGTTGGATCAAATCCAAGTCCTTTTTTTGTTAATGGAATTTTAGATAAACCATACATAATAATGTTACAAAAATCTACAGATAACATTATATCTAAAATTGGGTTTATCCCTAGCTCTAAAGGATTTTTTGGAGCACTTTCACCAGGTTTAAGAGGTCTTCCAGAAATAACTTTATCCATTCCTTCTTGAGCCATTAATATGCCATCAGCGGCACTAAAAATAACTCCCTCTAAACCTTTAGCGGTTCTTTTAAAATTTTTTGTTAATATAGATTTATCTAGTGCCAATTTATTTTGTATATGTTACGTTAGATAATATTTGTTCTATATTATTTGTAACTTTTTGAGATGCTAAAGCTAATAATGCACTAAATTTTGATATCTTTAAAAATGAACCAGCTACGTCAGATTGACTAACGGTATCAATATTATTTCCGAATAAAGTAATTGCATTAGTTAAATCTTTTAATTGCTTAACTAATTCATATCCTTTTACTATAGGTTCTCCAGTAGACTCAGCAGCTTCTCCTAATTCTATTTTTGGAGAATTAATTAACACTTTAGTATTACTATCTAAATTAATAGTTAAAGGAGAAGATAAAGACACTGTCTTATCTCCAAATAAAAATATGCCATCAGTTTTAGATAATAATTGAACTCTATCGCTAGATATTATTACTTGATCACCTTTATATGGAAAAACTGGAATGTACATTTATGACATAATTTGTTTATCCTGTGTTGCAGGAGATGATAAATATTTAGAGTTTAATCCTTGAGTCTCTTTGTATATTGGAGAAGATTGGTTATTATTTATTGCGATTTGTATTCCAAATGAATTTAAAGGAAATCTATCTAAATTGTTTATGTTTATAATTTGACCAGAAGTTAAATAAATAGATGAATTATCTGTGTTTAAGTCCTCTGTTACAGTTTTAAAATTGTCTTGTGATACATTTTTTCCTTGCCCATTTCTAATTATTGTTATAGGATCACCAGCATTTCCTCCACTAGAC